CAGACCCTTGAGGACCAACTCTACCCTGAGGTCCTACATCTCCTCTTGTTCCTAAAAGACCCTGTGCTCCTTGAGGACCAACTCTACCCTGAGGTCCAATAGCACCTGCAGAACCTTGAGGTCCAATAGCACCTGCAGAACCTTGAGGTCCTCTTGATCCTTGAGGTCCTGTAGAACCTGAAGAACCTTGAGGTCCTCTTGATCCTTGAGGTCCTCTAGAACCTGCAGACCCTTGAGGTCCTCTAGAACCTGCAGACCCTTGAGGACCAACTCTACCCTGAGGTCCTACATCTCCTCTTGTTCCTAAAAGACCCTGTACTCCTTGAGGACCAACTCTACCCTGAGGTCCAATAGCACCTTGTGGGCCAATGGTTCCCTGTGGTCCCCTTGATCCTTGTGGACCTCTTGGTCCTTGTGGTCCAACTGCCATGACGTCTATTAATTTCTATTAATACTATTTATTAATTTAAACTTCCCCAAAAGGATTTATTTCAGTAAAATCTATTATACTATCAAACTCATCTTGTATATCATCAGATGAATCATATGTTTGAGCAGTTTCAAAATCTCCACTATCTCTAATAATATACATGGCACTTGAAGCAGCACCAACAACAACATCTCCAGTTATAAAAGCAGTTCCAAAACCAGTGACTTTAAGTATTTTTGTTTCTGAATCCCAGTTTTTAACTAATCCAGTAGCACCTGAAATAGAACCAGTTACAGTTTCATTAAAGATATAGTTTCCATAAGAAACTGTGCTTCCTGCAGAAATTGTGATAGTTGGAACCTGAGTATATCCATAGCCAGCATTTATAATTCTAACAGTAGAAATTCCACCATTTCCATTCAGAAATGCTTTAGCTATTGCAGTTATTCCACTACCAACTGGACCAGAAATACTAACTACAGGTTCAGTGGCATATCCCTGACCAATATTTGATAGTACAATTGGACCAATACTTCCAGTAGTTGCAATACCAACTATTGCAGATGCATTGTACCCACCACCACCATTAATAGAAATTATGGGTAAACTATTGGGATTATACCCATATCCAGGATCTTCTATGTATATTTTACTCAAACTTTTAGAAGTTAGTAATGCAGTTCTGTTTGTCATAACCCCAACTAATCTTGCTTTTTTACCGGAAAGAGGAGCTGAAATATTTACAGAAGGAACTGAAAAATACCTGTGACCACCATTTATAACAGTGACAGTTTGAACAGCACCTGTTACAAGAGTTGTTGTGGCTGTTGCAGTTACTCCAATGCCAGAAAGTGTTAACTCTGACTCATATTGAAGATCTTTTATAGATTTATCAATGTCATTAATTGTAGTGGAAATTTCTTCATCTTCAAGTTCATATAATTCACACCTTAGTTCATAGACATAATTTTTTTGAAGTTGATAAAATGGTTTTCTGTTTTCAACATATTTAATTTCCATAAAACTGTCACTTAATGGAATATAAATTAAATCTCCCTCATTTGGACGTAAAGAATTTTTTACTAAATCAATGTCTTTCATCAACTCACCAATGTAAGTTTCAAAACGTTCTTTTGAAATAATTAAATTCATCTCATCAGTAATTTTGACTCCAAATTTACTCATGAGAATACTATTATTATCAAAACCCTCATATGATGCAAGATATGCTTCTATTGGAAATGCTTTTGTAAATTTTGAATATAAAACTTCTCTCATAACTTTTCCTTCTGACACAATTTCTCTTGGCATATAATAAACTTCTATGCCATACATTTTCAACTGTTCATTAATTAAATCCTGAACAAGACTTTGTTCCCCTGATGTGCCTTGTATAAAAAATGGATTTAACATATTATCCTATAAGATCAAATGGAGCAGTTTCAAATTCACTAATCATTCTCATTCTAATATCTTCTAATTCTTTGACAGCATCATCATAGATTTGACGTCCATTCAGTTCAATGCCACCAGGAAGTTTGACTCCTTGGAATTTGATTAAGTTCTGTCCCCACTGTTTTTTGAGAGATGCTGTAAAATACAGTTTTAAGAAGTAATCATTATAGACTTTAGAATAATTTGCTGGGTCTAAAATTCTATAACACTCCATGATAAGATAGTTTCCTTCCACAATAGTGTCCCAACTCATATCAATATACAGTCTATTTTGTCTCTTGTTAAATCTAATTTGTCTTTGTGGGTTTACGATCCAATCAATATCTTCAAGATATCTTTTGGTAACATAATAATTTACAAGTTCAGTAGAACTGAACCAGTAAATATCATTCAAGAATAACTGATAATTGACATTAAACAAGTTTGATGTGATAGTTCTGTTATCAAGTTTGAATACTTTTTCTATACCAACAATTGTGTCAGGAACTGGAATGTAGTTTGAGTTCTCTTCCCAACTGTAAGTTCCCAACGGACCAGTTGCAGTTGTAGTTACAATGCCAGCAGTTTTTGCTCCACCACGTGCCCTACCCCTATCAATATCATTTTGCGTGAACTTGTACTTCAAGTACATCTTTTCAACACCATCAAAATGCCTCTCATTAAAATATTGAAGAGCATCATCTAATCTATCATCTATCTGTTCTTCAGAAACATTAATTTCCAGAACAGGAGCACCAAGTTGTCTTAAAGCATAATCAATTAATTCTTGTCTTGATGCTGGTTTTGCCATTATTTTATACTTTTTAAGTATTTAGAGATTTTTAGAAAAGTTAGATACAACTTCAGTTTGCTTCATGTACAACTTTGCGTAACATTTACACAGATTTCTCATCAAATCAATATCAGTACAAGCATCAAGTTCCCTTGAAATTTTTTCATACTCAAATAATTTTGAAATAGTTTCAAGTTCTAATTCATCAGGATTCATTTGCAATGTCCTTTAATAATTGTTTTACTTCTTCTATTGATGATTTAAGTTCAAGCAATTCAGTTTCTATTTTATCAACTCTTAACTTTTCCTCTTCTTTTTTTCTTTTTGCAATACTATAGTGGTCTGAAGAAATTTTATCTGTATTAATGATGGCATTTGTTTTTAAATCTCGTAAAAGGTTTAAATGACCTTCAACTTTAGCATAATAGTTCATTATCTTATTGCAAGAACCCTGAGTTCTTTAATTAATGGAGAATATGCTTGATTGGTACTTGTCCCAACAATTTTAATTTGGAATCCAGTAAATGCTGTAAGATTATCAATGCTATAGGTGTAATCTAAAAATTCATTATTCAAACTACTTCTCACATTTCCATCAGACCTTCCATCATTATTAGCAGAATTAATAACATTTCCATTAACATCTAAATTATCATACCCAGGGAATAATTGCCACACTTGATCTTCGTCTGGAGAATCATTAGTGAAAATTTTGTAAAGAACTCTTATGTCTGATGCAGCATTTCTATATGCAGAGAACAATACTTTAAGTGAATCTGCACTTTGATCCAAATCAACTCTATTTGATAGATGAATAAATGAATGTGGATCATCAGAACTGGCATTTACTCTATTGTCTGATGCATAAGAAGATATCCCAATTGGTTGATTGACATTATAAACTTTTGTAGTTATAAAGTTTTGTTCTAAATTAATGATTGGAGAAACATTAACATCAGTGGTGTTTAAATTTAACTCTAAAGTAAATGATCTTTGTCCAACAAAGTTGGTTGAATTTAAATATTGAGATTCATTTTGTCTAGATGCCACCATCCTTACGGTATCAAACTTAGTAACACTTCCAATTCCAATAGATTCTGTTGCATTATCAACATAAGGAGTTTCTGTGCCACCTACACTTCTGGATGATATTGATCTTATTGATGCTAAAGTTTGAGTGTTATTAAATGTTGTTATAGAATCTGAATTCAATTGAACTTCACTGAATTGTTTATTTTTGGAAGCATAAACATTATCTCCTCCAGCAGTTTTAGTTTGTGTAAATGAGGATCCAGCACTCACTTGAATGTGATATGAATCTATTGTGGGGGTTGGATTAGTTAAAATAGTATGAGTGGTATTAATCTTATTCAAAGAAACATTATTAAATTCATACTTATAAACTAAGTCATTAACATTATGAGAATTTGGAGATGTCCCATAAACACCTCTAGTAACATCTAAGAGTTGATTATTATCATTAACATTTTCATACCTAATAATTTCATTTGAAATCTGAACATATCCAGGATTAATATTACTTACTGGAGATCCTTCAAATGTAGCAAATATTGCAGTGCTTGCGACAGAAATTGCTCCACTATCAGTAATTGCATAATCCACTGTTAATTTTTCTGGTAAAACATCAGATTCAACTCCTGTTATCTCAACTCTATTATTCAATCCATACATTCCATGATTTGGGTGAAATACTAAAATATGTCTCCCACTGTTAGGAGATCCAGAAGTAGAGATAGCTGTTATTGGATTAGTTGGAAGTTCATTTTCTGGAGATACTAATTCCTCTGTAGTATTATAGAATCTTGCTGTTCCTCCAGTTGTAATGAACTTTGCTTTTTTTAAAGTGAATTTTAAATCTTCTAAAGGACTTGGAACCCAAGTAGTTCCATTTTGAGATTTAAATAAAGTTCCTAGAGAAGGTTGTTTAGTAATGAATACTTTGTTTATAGCTGGAAGATTCACTGTAGAAATGTCCTCAGACCCTAATTCAGATACCCAAACTTGATATTCATTAGAATCTGAAATCAATACTACAGCATATTCATTAGGTTCTAATCTCTTTAATGTGTCAAACGTGAATCTTGTTTTAACACTAGCATTAGAACTTGTATTAATTTCTGATGCTGACAAAATTTTATTTACAATAACTTTATCAGGTCCTCCAGGAGTTCCTAAAGAAACTTCTCTAATCTGCAATTCAATTGGAATGTTTGAATCTTTTGTGTAGAAATAAACATCAACAGAAGTTGGTATAATGCCATTATCATCTTCAACTACAAACGTTTGTGCTAATGGATCATAGTAAGTAATTTTAGTTGTTGTAATTTCAGTCCCCTCAGTTGTAAAAATAGCACTTGATGAACTATCAGCAATTTCTCCAGGAACTTTTGATGTTGGATCATTTAAAACTAAATCTACTAAACTTTTTCCAGTTGAGAATTTATCATCCTCATCTATCCAAATGCTTCCAATTAATGCACCCTCTTCATTAGTAATTAATCTAATGTCAGATACAGTTGCAGTTGCTCTACTTGTAGATCCAACCAATTTGTTTTCTTTTTTAATTTTGCCCCAGAATCCACTAATATCTTCTCTAGAAAGACTTTCTACATCCACATTTAAAAATGTGGATTGTACTCCATATTGTGTAGAAATTCCAACTGATATATTGTATGGATTTTTTACAAAAACTGTTGATGGTGAAGTTATAGAACCATGTTTGTGATTGGGAGAACAAATTCTAAAAATACAAGATACTTCCCCTTTAAAATTTAAGCATTTAACAGTTTCCCCAGGTTGGAATAATCCAACAACATTTTTAATTTCTAAAAACTTTGGAAATACTGTTGATTTTAAAATATTTGTAGTCAAATCTTTTTTATCAAAAAGAAGTTTGAACCTTGTATTTGGTTTTAATTTTACTGATGTAAATCTTATATTTCTACTTCTTATGTAAGGTATGTTTTTACTTGTTACTGTAGTTCTATCTTTTCTACTACCAGCAATTCTTTTGTTTTTTTCAATACTAACTGTCCATCTGTCAGTGTTTGGACTAAGTTCCAAAACACCTGCCCAGGTAATTATATTAAATGGATTGACATTGACTACTTTACTTGCGAAAGGTTGTTTTGAAGCAACTACTTCAGAATAATTTAAAGTTAATTGCTTTCCA